CCCCACCCATGCACGGCCAAGCAAAGCCCCCGCCCCAACCCCAGGTGCACGAAAATCTCGAGCACCTGCAGCGCCTGCTCGCGCTTGGCCTGGCGAGGCATGGATTGACAGGGCGCGAGGCGCTCGACTGGGCCGCCCGCATCATCGAAATCCTGCAAGAGTCCCTCGGCGGCGACAGGCTCGGCAGCAAAGGCTTCTACATCCCCGCGCCCAACCACCGCCAGCGCCGCGACGACCGCATCCGCGAGCTCATGGGCCAGCCGCCGCACAGCCGCAGGCGCGTGGAAGAGGTGGCAGCAAAGGAAGGCTGCGCCGCGCGCACGGTGTGGCGAGTTCTTGGCGCGCTGCCACCCGTTCCCTAGTTTTGGCAGCAACACGGCCGCAGCATCGCGGCCCATGACCGTCGCAACCGAGCGCCTCGCGCGCTACATCGCCGCCGAGACTGAAATCCTGCAAAGCCAGGAGGTGCGCGCCGACCTCGGCGACGGCCGCGGCTACCGCATGCTGCGCATGGCCGACCTCGAAACCGTGCGCCGCGTCATCGCCGAGCTGCAAGCCCAGGTGCGCGCCGAAACCTCCGCCGGCCGCGGCTTCGGCTACGCCGTGGCCGACCTCAGCGGCGACTGACCCCGCATCATGGCCGCCGACATCGACTTCGGCCTCAACTGGCTCGACCGCGTCATCGCCACCGTCGATCCGCGCCGCGCCGTGCGCCGCCTGAACGCGCGTGCCGCGCTGGCCAGCTACGAGGCCGCGCAACCCTCGCGCCTGCGCAAGTTCCGGCGCGACCAGTCCGGCCCCAACGCCCTGGCCGAGAAAGGCGCCGTCGCGCTGCGCACCCAGGTGCGCTACCTCGAACGCAACCACGATGTCACCAAGGGCGCGCTCGACGTGCTCGTCAACAACACCGTCGGCCCCAACGGCATCGGCCTCGAATTCCAGCCGCGCCGCCTCGACGGCAGCATCCACGACCAATACGCCCGCGCCCTCGCCGAAGCCTGGGAAGAGTGGCAGCGCCGCCCCGAAGTCACCCTGCGGCGCGACTGGCAGAACGTGCAGCGCGTCGTCGCCCGCACCAAGTTCCGCGACGGCGAGGCCTTCGCGCAGCGCCTGTCCGGCCCCGTGGCCATGCTCGACCATGCCACCCGCGTGCCCTACAGCCTCGAGCTCATGGAGCCCGACCTCGTGCCCTTCGAGTACTCCGACCTCGGCCTGGGCATCCAGAACGGTTGCGAGCGCAACGAGTGGGGCCGCGTGCGCGCCTGGCATGTGTACAAGCGCCACCCCGGCGAGACCGGCTCGCAACTGCCCACCGCCGGCGACTTGAAGCGCATCCCCGTCGAGCGCATGGTGCAGGTAGCCGACCTCGGCCGCATCGGCCAGTTGCGCGGCATCACCCCGTTCGCGTCCGTCGTCAACCGCATCGAAGACATCAAGGACTACGAAGAGTCCGAGCGCATCGCCGCCAAGATCGCCGCCCGCATGGGGCCGTACATCAAGAAAATCGCCGCCAGCGACGAAGGCTACACCGGCCCCGCGGTGGACGCCGATGGCAACCCCATCCCCCGCTCGCTCTCGTGGGACGTGGGGCAAATCTACGATCAACTCACCACCGGTGAAGAGATCGGGATGATCGAGACCAACCGGCCGAATCCCAACCTCATCACCTTCCGCAACGGCCAGCTCCGCGCCTTCGCCGCCGGCATCGCCGCCAGCTACAGCAGCGTCAGCCGCAACTACGACGGCACCTACAGCGCCCAGCGCCAGGAGCTCGTCGAAACCTGGGTGCACTACGCCGTGCACACCGACGACTTCATCGGCCAGTTCGCCCGCGTCGTGGCCGAAGACTTCGTCACCGCCGCGCACCTCTCCAGCGTCGTGCCGCGCCCGCGCGACCTCAAGCCCGGCACCGAGCTCGACATCCTCTACCTCGCCCCCAGCATGCCGTGGATCGACCCGGCCAAGGAAGCGATGGCCTGGCTCACCCTCGTGCAGGCCGGCTTTGCGAGCGAAGTCGAAGTCATCCGCAAGCGCGGCCAGAGCCCCGAGTCGCTGCTCGAACAAGTGGCCCTGTGGCGCACCAAGTGCGAAGACAAGGGCCTCACCTTCAACAGCAACGCCGGCATGGCCCTGCTGCTCAAGGAGGCCGCCACCGACCCCAAGGCCGACGACGACAGCCGCGCCACCGCCCGCGCCGCCCTTGCGGCGCTCGGCCAGGCCGTCGCGCAGCCCGCGCGCGAGCCCATCACCGTGCAGATCGACAACCACATCCCCGCGCCCGCCGCCGCCGCGCCGCCCGCGGTGACGGTCGAGCACCACACCCACATCGACAACCGCCTGCCCGACCAACCGGCGCCGGTGGTGCACAACGAGATCCACGCCCACGCGGGCGAGACCGTCGTGCAGCCGCCCGCGCCCGTGTCCACCGTGCAGACCTTCACCCACGGCGAGGACGGCGAGCTGCGCCAGGTCGTCACCAAGCCGCTGACCCACTGAGGCAACCATGGCCATCGGCGACGACTTCGAAATCCAGAACGACAAGGACATCCGCTACACCGGCACGGTCGCCAACTACACCGTGCTCGAACTGCATCGCTGGCTGCAGGGCCTGGCCGACGATGCCGGCGCCGCCGGCGACGACTTCATGGACATGACGAAGGACACCCCTTCCGACAAGTCCTTCGACACCATCATCAACCTCGTCAACGGCTTCAACATCGACGACACCGCCGCGCAGCACCTCTACGGCGGCTCCATCATCCAGTCCGGCGGCGATGTCATCTACGACGGCATCCAGGTGCTCGCCCCGGCCGGCATGCGGCTGGAAGTCATCCAGAACGGCGCGCTCGTCACGCCCAACTTCTGGACCACCGGCCTCAACGCCGACAGCGCCAACGGCATCAGCCACCGCTTCATGCTCAAGGTGCGCACCGCCGGCGCCGACATCGACGGCAGGCGCCTGCTCGGCACCACGCGCGAGTGGGGCAAGACCTTCCTCGAGTTCGGCATCAACGGCACCAGCCGCGGCGTCAACGTCATGGCCTTCACCGGCTGGGCCGACGACCTGAACAACACCACGTCGATCGGCAGCCTCACCGGCTCGCCCTTCACCAGCGTCAGCCTCACCACTGCCGGCTACAACGGCATCGATGTCAACAACGACACGACCGACGAGTTCTACTACTCCGAGTGGAACCGCGGCACCGCGTCCATCAACCAGTTCTACGAGCGCATGAAGTACCTCACCCGCCGGGGTGAGACGACCACGCTGTTCGGCCTCGCGGGCGAGCTGTTCCGAGGCATCACGCACGAAATCACGGTGGACACGCCATCGGCCACCGACTTCTCCGCCGTCGAGGCCGTGAGCTGGTCCGGCGGCACGGGCCAGATGCTGGCCATCAACGACGTGAACGCGCCCACCAAGATGTGGATCCAGCTCCGCACCGGCGTGGCGCCCACCGACAACCAGACCATCACCGGCGGCACCAGCGGCGCCACCTGCCTCGTCAACGTCACCGTCACCGAGCGCACCGTCAGCGCGCCGTTCTGCGGCGCCTCCACCGGCAGCTCCATCATCGGCGCCTACGGCTTCGGCATCGAGGCACTCGACCTCTCGGCCAGCGACAAGGTGTTCGACCTCACCAACACCCTGCGCCAGGCGCCCAACTACGTCACCTTCAGCGTCGGCGGCATCGTGTCGGGCGAGGACTACGTGCTCGTCGGCCCCGCCTCCGGCGGCGTGCTCGACGTCGACCAGTTCACGCTCAACGGCGCGCTCACCGGCGCGGCTGTCACCAGCGTCGTCGTCAACGGCGCCATCCCGGCCGACACGCCGGCCACCGGCACCATCCGCATCCTGCGCGCCAACGGCGCCTACTCGCGCCACCCGTACAGCGCCTGGGCCAGCAGCACCTTCACGATCACGAGCCACGATTTCAGCGGCAACAACGCCGCCAACGGCGCCAACACCTACATCAGCTACATCGACAAGCTCGCCGCCAGCACGAGCGAGAGCTTCACATCGGTGTACGCCAGCGACCGCGACCTCTTCATCCGCGTGCGCGATGGCGGCGCCAGCCCGATCAAGACCTTCGAGTCCACCGGCACCCTCGGCTCGGCCGGCGGCTCGGCCACGGCGGTGCGCACCAGCGACGCCTGAAAGGAACACGGCAATGCTCACTACGGCACAAGGACAATTCGTCATCGTCGGCCTCGAAAGCGGCGCCGCGTACTTCTGGCGCGGACAGCCGCTCGCCGAGGTGCGCGGCCTGGTGGCCCATGTGGACGAGGACACGCAGCACATCAAGCTGCGCGTGCTCAACACCGCCAACTACGACAGCCAGTACGCGCAAATGGCCGCGGCCGGTATCAGCGTCAAGAAAGTGAGCGCCTGACATGGACGAGTTTCTGCTCATCACGACGCCCGAGTGGGTCGAGGTGCCCAACTTCGATCAGGTGATGCTCTACGTCGTCTCGACCGACGTGGTGCAGGGGTGGATCACCCATGAGGAGTGGGGTGCGCTCAACCAGTTCGGCGAAGACACGGGCATCCTGCCGCCCGGCCGCACCATCGTGAACGCCCGCCTGTTCGTCACCGGTGACGACGCCAACCCGGTGCGTTTCTGGATGGTGACGCAGCCGTCCTGAGCGGGTCAACATGGCCTCGATCCGTGACTACGCAGTCACGATCTACACCACGGCCACCGCCTCGATGGTGTGCGAGATGCCCGAGCACCAGACGGGCGATCTGCTGGTGGCGTTCGTCAACAAGGACACGGCTTCCAACTTCACCACGCCGTCCGGCTGGACGGCACAGCAGACGCAGGTCTCTGCCGGCGCGGGCGGCGGGGTGTACACCAAGCGCGCGGCCAGCAGCAGCGAAACCGTCACCTTCGCGCTCACCATCGAGACGTGCAACGCGGTCATCGTCGCGGTGCGCAACGCCAACGGCAGCACCGATGCCGATGCGGTGAGTGGCAGCGCCAAGAGCGGCGCCGACGATTCCACCCTGCCGCTCACGGGCGTGGGCATCACGCCGAGCCACAACAACTGCCTCATCCTGCACGGCCTGTCCACCGATTCCGGCATCGGCCCCAGCGCCGCGCCGGGCTGGGTCAACCTGTTCGTCGGCGACGCCACGGCCAACAGCCTGTGCGTGGCCTACACCGCGCAGCGTACGGCCGGTGCGATCACCGCGCCGGATCATTGGGCCGCCGCGGCAGATGACTCGCGCGGTTTCATCATCGCCATCCGCGACGACGGCAACGACACCCGCTTTCCGGCCTACATCGCGCCCGGCACCACGCCCGCGCGGCTGATCTCCCCGCTCGTGTTCGCCTCCACGCCCGATCGCGGCACCTGGGAGCTGACCACCAACGACATCACCACCGTGGCCGGCAAGACCATGGGCCAGGTCGATGCCGTGGCGGCGACGGACTCGGGCTACAACCCGTTCCGTGCCGCGCTGCGCGTGTCGGCCGCTTCATCGACCACCAACCTCACGGCCTCCGAAATGCGGTTCACCGCCGCGGAAGACTTGACGGGCCTGTCCGGCGTCGTGTTTGGCACCTACCGCTTCCAGGTGCCGCGCGACTACCTCGACGCCGCCAAGCCCTCCAACGGCGGCGCCGCCTTCATCATGTTCGCCGATGCCGAGAACGACTACAAGGCGTGGGTCGTCGCGGCGCAATTCGCCAAGTCCACCGACGCGAGCAACCGCCAGAACTACGCGGTGCAGGTGCAGGGTTCGAGCGACACCAGCTACGCCACCAGCGGCACCATCGGCTGGAGCGCGATCAACGACCTGTATCTCGGCGGCGCCGGCTACTACGGCGCCTGCGCGGTCGAATGGTCCGACCTGTACCTGCTCAACGAGACCGTGCTGGCCGGCGGCACCGCCACCACGCCGATGGACTTCGATGAGATCGTCGATGTGGTCAACCGCGGCAGCGGCTTCATCCCGCTCATGGTGCAGTCCGGCGCAGCGGCCACCGTCTGGACGCGGCTGCGATTCGGCGGCGTCGATCCGTTCCACGCCGCCGTGAACCTGCGCACCTTCCAGTACCCGCGCAAGGCCGACGAGGTGGACTACCTCGACTTCCATGTGGACAACAACCACATGGGCATCGAGTTCTACGGCCTGGCCAACGACACGCTCGCCTTCACCAACTGCACCTTCACCAGCGACAGCCCGTACTACTGGCGCTTCAACGCAAGCCACAGCGGCTCGGCGAACATCGACTTCTCGGGCTCCACGGTCGTCAACGCCACGGTCACGCTGCGCAGCACGTCGGACCTCGACCGCGTCACCTTCATCGACTGCCCGACCTTCACGCAGAACAGCGCTGCGCTGTCCAACTGCGCCTTCGACAACACCAAGGTCAGCAGCGCCGCGCCGGCCGACGCGGCGCTCATCACCGACAGCAGTTTCACCAGCGCCGGCACCGGCCACGCCATCGAGATCGGCGGCACGGCCGCCAACATCACGCTCGACGGCCTCACCTTCACCGGCTACGCCGGCACCAACGGCAGCACCGGCAACGAGGCGATCTACGTCAACATCGCCTCGGGCTCGATGACGATCAGCATCCAGGGCGGCAGCACACCGAGCATCCGCACCGCGGGCGCCACCGTCACGGTGCAGAACGCCGTCACCGTCAAGGTGACCGCCAAAGACGCCGACACCGCCGCGGCCATCCAGTCCGCGCGCGTGCTGCTCAAGGCCGCCAGCGGCGCCACGGTCACCATCACCCGCGCCAGCAGTACCGCGAGCGTGAGCCACACCGCGCACGGCTACAGCACGGGGCAGAAGGTCGTGATCGCGGGCGCCAACGAGGGTGAGTACAACGGCCTGAAGACGATCACCGTCACCGGCGCGAACGGCTACGACTACACCGTCAGCGGCACGCCGGCCACGCCCGCCACCGGCACCATCACCAGCTACCGCGTCGTGCTCGACGGCGACACCAACGCCTCGGGCATCGTGCAGGACACGGCGTTCAACTACACCGCCGACCTGGCGGTGGACGGCAAGGTGCGCAAGGGCACGTCGAGCACCTACTACAAGACCAGTCCGCTGTCAGGCACCATCGCCACCACCGGCCTGGACCTGACGGCGTTTCTGGTCAAGGACACCTGACGTGGCGCTGTCCATCAACTGGGCCACCCAGGTCATCACCGTCCCCCAGGCCGACCTCAGCCTCGTCAGCGGCACGCTGTACGAGCTGGACGTGAACGCCTTCCGCCTGGCGCTCAAGGACATCGAGGACGGCGAGGAAGGCATGGCGTTCGCAGCCACCCACCGCCACAACACCAGCGTCACGCTCTCGGGCGTCACCTACGCGCGCACCTTCGAGATCATCAACGGCTACACCGTCACCTTCCAGGACACCGGCAGCCCGTACACCGTGCGCTGCGTCGGCGCCAACCACAACCTCGGCGACGTGACCAACTACGTCAGCGAGGTGTCGCTGATCGTCGGCAACTCGGCGGGCCTGATCGAGGTGGCCACGGGCGCAGGCCCGAGCGCGGCGGACATCGCCGCCGCGGTGCTCGCCGCCATGAACACCACCCCGCCCGGCGTGGACGTGAAGAAGATGAACGGCGCGTCCGTCATCGGCGACGGCACCGCGGGCAACGGCTGGCGGGGCGTCGGTGTTCCTCCGTAGCAGCTTCCTCGCCCAGAGCTTCATCGCGCCGTCGTGGCGCAGCGTCGACGCGGTGCAGCCACCGCAGACCGACGTGCCTGCCGGCGGCGGCAGCGGCCGGCGAGGTCGCCGCCGCCCACCCGCCCAATGGCCGCTCCCGCTGCCGCTGCCGGGTCAACCGCTGATCCTGCCGCCCGAGCTGCCGCTGCGCCCCGGCGTGCCCATGCTGCCGGGCCTGCCGAGCGTCGATCCGCTGCCCGACGTGCGCAGGAAGCGCCGTCGCCAGCGCGAGCTGGAGATGCTGGTGGCCATCGGCGTGATCCGCCACTGAGAGGCGCTGCCAAACCTACCCTGTTTTTGGCAGCGAATCGCGGATGCAATCCGCTCCCATGAGTTCAACGCCCAAGCCCGCCTGGTACGCGATCCGCCGGCACAGCGCCGTCACCGCCGCGGTCCTCGCGTCGGTGTTGGCGGCAGGGGCCGCAGTCCCCAAGAGCAGCGCCGAGATCCTGATCTACGGCGACATCGGCGAAAGCTGGTGGGCCGATTCGGTCTCGGCCGCGCAGTTCGTCAAGGATCTGGGTGCGCTCGACGTGGACGCCATCACCGTGCGCATCAACAGCATCGGCGGCTCGGTGCCCGATGGCATTGCCATCCACAACGCGATCAAGCGCCACGCCGCGCATGTGACCACCATCGCCGACGGCATGGCCCTGTCCATCGCCAGTCTGATCCTGTGCGCCGGCAACACCGTGCAGATGGCCGAGAACGCCACGCTCATGGTGCACGCGCCGTGGACCTACGCCGCCGGCAACAGCGCCGAGCTGCGCGAGGTAGCCGACCAGCTCGACACCTGGGCCAAGGCCATGAGCACCAGCTACGCCGCCAAGACCGGCGACGGCGCCGAGGCCGCGCTCGCGCTGCTCACCGACGGCAAGGACCACTGGTACACGGCCGCCGAAGCCAAGGACGCCAAGTTCATCGACGAGGTCGTCAGCGCCGCCCCGGTGGCCGCGATGGCCGCCTTCAGCCTCGACCGCTTCCGCGACGTGCCCGCCAGCGTGCGCGCGCAACTTTCCATCACCCCGCCCGCGGCCGCCGCCGCCACCCCGAAAGAGGAACCCCCGATGCCCGGCAACACCAACACGCCCGCCACCGACGAAGCCGCGCTGGCTGCTGCCCGCGCCGAAGGCGCCCGCGCCGAGGCGCAGCGCCGCGCCGACATCCTGGCCGTCTTCAAGCCCTTCGCCAAGCACGAGGGCATGGGCGACATCGAGGCCGCCTGCCTGGCCGACCCCGAGTGCACCGCCGACGCGGCGGGCAAGAAGGTGCTGTCGCAGATGGCCAAGAGCGCCACGCCGGCCGCCGGCCACTACAGCATCGAAACCGTCGAAGACGAGCTCGACAAGCGCAAGACCGCCGTCGCGCGCGCGCTCATGGCCCGTGCCGGCGTGATCGACCGTGACGGCAAGCGCGTGCACAACGAAGGCGCCAACCCGTTCCGCGGCATGACCCTGCTCGACCTCGCCAAGGCCAGCCTCACCCGCGCCGGTGTGCGCTTCGACGGCATGGACAAGATGCAGACCGTCGCCGCCGCCTTCACGCAGAGCACGAGCGACTTTCCCATCCTGCTCGAGACCACGATGCACAAGACGCTGCAGGCGTCCTACGCCGTGGCGGCCGACACCTGGAGCCGCTTCTGCAAGACCGGCAGCGTGTCTGACTTCCGTGCCCACACCCGCTACCGCGTCGGCTCGCTGTCCAACCTGTCGGCCGTCACCGAACTCGGCGAGTTCCAGAACAAGGCCATCCCGGACGGCGAAAAGTCGTCGATCACCGCGACGACCAAGGGCAACATCATCAACCTGTCGCGCCAGACGATCATCAACGACGATCTCGACGCGTTCGTCGGCCTGGCCTCTGCGCTCGGCCGCGCCGCCAAGCGCACCGTCGAAGCCGACGTGTACGCCGCCCTGGCCCTCAACTCCGGCCTCGGCCCCGCGCTCACCGACGGCAACCCGCTGTTCCACAACCGCGGCACCGGCAAGAACAACATCACCACCGGCGCCGCCTACACGGTCACGGCGATCGACGCCGACCGCGTGGCCATGGCCTCCATGCTCGACGTGAGCGGCAACGACTTCCTCGACCTGCGCCCCGCCGTCGTGCTGGTGTCGCTGAGCCTGGGCTCCACCGCGCGGATCATCAACGCCGACCAGTACGACCCGGACGCCAGCAACAAGCTGCAGCGCACCAACGTCAGCCGCGGCACCTTCCGCGACATCGTCGAGTCGCCGCGCCTCACTGGCACGCGCCGCTACCTCTTCGCCGACCCGAACGAAGCGCCGGCCCTCGAGGTGGCTTTCCTGGACGGGAACATGGAACCGTTCCTCGACAGCGAGGACGGGTTCGACGTGGACGGCTCGCGCTGGAAGGTGCGCCTGGACTACGGCGTTGCCGGCATCGACTACCGCGGCGCCATCACCAACGCCGGCGCCTGATCGGCCACCCCCCACCAAGGAGCTAGAGCACCATGCAAACCTACGTTCAGGACGGCCACACCCTCACGCTCGATCCCGGCGAAACCGTCGCGGCCGGCACCGGCAAGCTGTTCGGCGCTGCGCTGTTCGGCGTGGCGCTGGCCAATGGCGTCAGCGGCACCGCGAGCGCCTTCCGCGTGCACGGCGTGGTCACGATCGCCAAGACCTCGGCGCTCGCCATCAGCGTCGGCGACCGGCTGTTCTGGGACGACACCAACAACGTCGTCAACAAGACCACCACCGCGCAGCAGCAGGTGGGCGTGGCGGTGGAAGCCGCGGCCAACCCCAGCGGCACCGTCAAGATGCTGCTGATGCCGGCGCTGCCGGTGGCCACCTGACGCGAACGCCGCAGAGCCACCCGGCATCATGTCCACCGCCTTCGCCACCATCGCCCAGCGGCTGGGCCAGCGCACGATCGGCGCGCTGGCCGATGCCACGCTGACCGTCGGCGCGGCGGCGGTGGATGGCATGCTCGACACCGCCCACGACGCGCCCGGCGACCTGGCGGCGCGCGCCGTCCAGTTCACCGCCGACAGCGAGTCGCTGGCCGATGCCGGCCTCGACACCCTGGCCGAAGGCGACCTCGTGACCGTCACGCGCTACGCCGCCGCCGTGTCGTACCGCGTGGCCCAGGCGCCGCTGGTCATGGTCGAGCTGGGGCAGACGCGCATCGACCTCGCGCGCGCCACCTTGTAGCCGCCATGCTCTGCTCGCAACAGATCCTCGCCGCGCTCAAGCAGCGCCTCGTCGATGCCGCCACGGCGGCCGGCAGCCGCGTGTACAGCGATCGCCTGTGGCCGCTCGACGAGAGCAAGCTGCCCGCGCTGCGCGTGTACGAGCGCGACGAGCAGATCGAGCCGCAGACCATCCACTGGCCGCGCCTGCAGGAGCACGCGCTCGGCCTCGCGGTCGAGATGTGCGCCCAGGCCGTGAGCGGCATCGACACCGTGCTCGCCGCGCTTCGGCTCGAGGTCGAGCAAGCGCTGTTCGACAGCATCGCCCACGCCACGCTCGGCCTCGACGGCCCGCAACTCGCGCTGTCCGGTGTCGGCCCGCTCGAGCCGATCGAAGGCAAAGACCGCCAACTGGCCAGCCGCCAGATCGCGCTGCAGGCCACCTACCGCACGTTCGAGAACGCCCCCGAGGCGTTCGCCTGACGCAACCCCACCCCAACCCCACTCACTGAGGACCGCACCATGGCCGAATTCAACGTCTGGAGCAAAGCCAACATCGACATCCAGACGGCGATCGGCGCCGCCCAGTCGATCACCGGCATCACCAAGGCCAACCCGGCCGTGGTCACGTATGCCGGCGCCGACCCCACCAACGGCAGCTACATCAAGCTGACCGACGTGACCGGCATGACGCAGGTCAACGACCAGGTGTTCCGCGTCGCCAACGTCAACGCCGGTTCGAACACGCTCGAACTCGAGGACGTCGACTCGACCAACTTCGACACCTTCGTCGCCGGCAACATGTACCCGCTCACCTTCGGCGTGTCCATGACCACGGTGCAAGACGTGAACAGCGGCGGCGGCGAGTTCCAGTTCACCGACATCACCACCATCCACGACGCGCTGCAAAAGCGCATCCCCACGGTGGCCAGCCCGTTCACGATGCAGCTCGGCTGCCTGTTCAAGCCCAGCGACGCCGCGCACATCGAGCTCGAAAAGGCCAACGACACCAAGTCCACGCGCGCCATCCTCGTGCGCTGGGCTACGGGCGACGCGGCGGCCTGGCTGGCCTACGTGGGCGCCTCCGGCATCCCCACCGGCTCGGCGCAACAGGTCGTCAAGACCAACGTCAGCTTCGAAGGCCAGGGCAAGCCGCGCTTCTGGGCAGCGTAAGGCGGCGCGCGCATGACCGAAGAAACGCGCCGACCCAAGCCGATCCTGCGCAAGGAGGTCGTCGAGACCGCCACCTGGGGCGAGGTCGTGGTGCGCCAGCTCATGCTGTCGCAGACCATGGCGCTCGACGTGCCCTCGGCCGAGAGCGTGCAGCCACGCGACGGTGAGTCCGACGAGGACCACCGCCGCCGCCTGCGCGTGGATTGGGCGCGCTTCGAGGCGCAACTGCTGTCATTGGCCGTCATCCCCAAAGGGGAGGGCGAAGTCGATCCACTGTACTCGCAGGACGAGTGGGAAACCTGGTACGTCGACAACAACCCGCAGGTGGGCGTCGACATCCGGGCGGTCTCCAACAAGGCCCGAGCGATGAACGGCTTTCGCACCCTCGACGGGGAGGACGCCGCAAAAAACGGCTGATCGCCCGCCCCGGGCTGCGCACTCTGGTGCTGGTGGCCGCCACGATCGGCGGCTGCACGGTGCAGGAGCTGGGCGATCGCATGAGCGCAGAGGAGTTCGCCTGGTGGTCCGTGATGATCGACAACGAGCAGATCGGCCCGCACCACCGGGCGCGGATGCTTGCGCACATCGCGGCCGGCACGCGCAACGGGCCGCTCAAGGGGCCGGACGGCGACGGCAGCGCCTGGGGCGTCGATCACTTCATCGACCCCAAGCGCTGGGCGCCGCCCAAGCGCGAGCCCACGCTGGCCGAGATGAAGCGCGCCATCCGCGCGTTCTTCCGCAGCAAGATCAAGCGGTAGCGCGCTGATGGCCGGCATCGAGGTTCCGATCACCGCCGTCTTCGACGACGCGGGCTTCACGCGCGCCATCATCGCCAGCACGCAGGCGGCGGGCCGCTTCGACACCACGGTCGAAAGCGTGGCCGGGCGGCTGCTGCGGCTGGCCGAATCGTCCGGCCGCGCCGGCCAGGCGCAGCAGAGCGCCAGCAGCAGCGCGCAGGGGTTCCTCGCCGCGCTGCAGAAGCAGGTGCAGGCCCTGCAACAGCAAGGCGCCGAGGCTGGCAAGACTGCCGCCGAGGTGGCGCGCCTACAGGCCGCCGAGCGCGGGTTGGCGCAGCAGGCCGAGCCGTTGGTGGCCTCGCTCGAGAAAGCCAGCGCCCAGCTCGACCGCCGCGCCGCCGGCGCGCGCGCCGTCGTCGGCTTGAACCGGCTGGTGAGCGAAGAGGCCCGCGCGGTGGCGCAGGGCGCGGCGGTGGACATCGAGGCCGGCCGCGCCAAGGAGCGCCTGGTGGCGCAGATCGAGCGCGAGATCGCCGCCCTGCAGAGACTGGCCGCCACGCCGCGCACGGCCGGCGGCGGCGCGCCGGCCGTCAGCGTGCGCAATGCCGCGCTCGACGAGCGCGTGGCCAGCGCCACGCAGGCCGACCCCGCGCTCGCGCAGCGCATTGCGCCGCTGCAGGCCAGCCTGGGCGCCGCGCGTCTGGCCGCCGAGCAACAGCAGTTCATCGCCAGCCTGGAGCGCACCGCCACCGCCGCCGGCCGCACGCGCGCCGAACTGCTGGCGCTGGAGGCCGCCGAGCGCGGCGTCAGCGCGCAGGCCGCGCCGCTGATCGCGCGCATCGCCGCCACCGACCGGCAGTTCCAGAGCTTCAGCAAGACCGGTCGGCTGACCGCGCTCGAACTGCAGCAGGTGGGCTTCCAGCTCAACGACTTCGCGGTGCAGGTGGCCAGCGGCCAGAGCCCGATCATCGCGCTGGTGCAGCAGGGCTCGCAGCTCAGCGGCACGTTCGGCGGCATCGGCAACGCGGTGCGCGCGCTCGGCTCGCTGCTCACGCCGGTGCGGCTGGCCATCGGGGGCGCCGCCGGCGCGGTGGGCCTGCTGGCCACGGCCTTCCTGCAGGGCGAGGCGCAGAGCAATGCGTTCGCCAAAGCGGTGCAACTCAGCGGCAACGCCGCCGGGCTCACCGAGGGCCGCTTCAACGCCCTCGCGCGCACCCTGGCGCAGACCACCGGCGAGACGGTGGGCAACGTGCGCGACATCCAGCAGGCGCTGCTCGCCACCGGCGAGATCGGGCCGCAGGTGTTCAGCCAGGCCACTCAAGCAGCGATCGGCTTCGCCAACGCCACCGGCAAGTCGGCCGAAGAAGTGGCCAAGGCCTTCGCCGGGCTGGCGCGCTCGCCGACGCAGTTTCTGGAAGCCAACCGCGGCCTGAACCTGCTCACCGCCGCGCAGGAGCGCGCGGTGCGCGCGCTCGAAGAAAATGGCCGCGCGGCGCAGGCGCAGGCGATCGTGTACGACGCGCTGAACCAGCGCTTCCCGAACGTCACGCAGAATCTGGGCTACCTCGAGCAGGCGCTGCAATCCGGCAAGAGCGCGTGGTCGCGCTTCTGGGATGCGGCGCTCGATGTCGGCC